CTTACTTGATGACAACGAAAAGATTGTTGATGTCAAATTCAAGACTTACGGATGTGGAAGTGCAATTGCATCTTCGTCATTGTTCGTGGACTTGATGATGGGTAAAACGATTGCAGAAGCAAAACTAATCAAAGACAAAGACATTGCAGATGCGTTACAACTACCACCAATCAAATTACATTGTTCAGTACTAGCAGAAGATGCTATTAAACAAGCGATGGTAGACTATGAGTCCAAACAAGCAGAAGACTACAAACACCCAATCTTAGACCATTCAATGATTGGACATAACAATCCACCACCATTATCCCAATCATTACGGGATAATCCACCATCATTAACAAAGGCAGACTTCATAGAGTGATAGGAATCACCTAGGGATAAATAATATTATGTATGAATATATGGTAACAATTACCAAAGTGGTAGACGGCGATACGGTTGACGTAGATATAGACTTAGGTTTCGGAATGGTTTATAAGAAACAAAGAGTACGCTTACTCGGAATCGATACACCTGAATCTAGAACAAGAGATTTGGTCGAGAAACTATTCGGTAAAGCATCAAAAGCACACCTCAAAACTATCTTAGAAGAAGGTAATATATCTCTTATCTCTCACGATAAAGGAAAATTCGGAAGAATCCTCGGTGAGTTATTCATAAATGACCCTGAAAACCCACAAGAAAATAGGATATCTGTAAACCAACAACTGATTGACGACCATCATGCAGTAGAATACACTGGTGCTAATAAAGACACTACTATACTACAACATATGGAAAACCGAGAATTTTTATTAAATATTGGAACCGTCACTCAGGAACAAATAGATAAAGTATCATGATTATAACAGCCATGGATTGTTTTTACATATTCATGATTGCGTTCATAACAACCTTTCTAGTGGTAATTGAGATTCAGTTACACACAATGAAATCTACAATGGAACAATACATTGATATTCGTCTCAATCCAAAAAAGATGAAAGAAATACCGAAAAAACACCTTACAAAATAACTCTAAGTATAGTATACTAGAGTATACATTATGAGAGGTGTTAAATTATGACAAGTATATTAAAAGACCTGATAAAGGCAAGTGGAAATGAATACGCAAGTATAGTTTCCGAAGGAGTATCCGCTGGGGATGTCGATGAATTCATCGATACAGGTTCCCACATTTTCAATGCTCTTCTAAGTGGTTCACTATATGGTGGACTTCCTTCAAACAAAATCACTGCAATCGCAGGTGAATCTGCAACTGGTAAAACCTACTTTGCATTAGGGATGGTAAAACAATTCCTAGAAGACCACAAAGATGCAGCTGTGATTTACTTTGAATCTGAATCTGCAATATCAAAAGATATGATTGAATCAAGAGGAATAGACTCATCGAGAGTTGTTATCGTTCCTGTTGTTACAGTTCAGCAATTCAGAAACCAAGCAATATCCATACTGGATAAATTCGCTGAAACCCCACAATCCAAACGTCCTAAAATGATGTTTTGTTTAGATTCACTTGGTATGTTATCAACTACTAAAGAAATCGAAGACACTGCAGAAGGTAAAGAGACTAAAGATATGACTCGTGCTCAAATCACCAAAGGTGCATTCAGAGTATTGACCTTGAAATTAGGTAGAGTCGGAGTTCCAATGATAGTAACGAACCACACATATGATGTGATTGGTTCTATGTTCCCTCAGAAAGAAATGGGTGGTGGTAGTGGACTGAAATATGCAGCTTCATCAATCATATTCTTATCTAAGAAGAAAGAAAAAGAAGGTACTGAAATCATTGGTAACATCATTCATTGTAAGAATGCAAAATCAAGATTAACAGTTGAAAACAGAATGGTTGACGTAAGATTATCCTATGAATCAGGGTTGGATAGGTATTACGGGTTACTCGATATGGCATTAGCATTTAATGTCTTTACAAAAGAGGGAACTCGTGTTAAACTACCTAATGGTAAGACAGAATTTGGTAAGACCATTAACAACAACCCGACAAAGTTCTTTACTCCCGAAGTAATGGAACAACTAGAGACACACGCACAAGGATATTTTAAGTATGGAACAAATCAGAATAGAACAGACAATACTGAAGAACCTTCTTCAGAGTGATTCATTTGCACGGAAAGTGCTTCCTTTTGTAAAGGCAGAATACTTTACCGAGACCGATGAAAAGACTGTATTTGAGGGAGTAGTTGACTACTTCGAAAAATACACCAAGACTCCTACAATGGAGGCACTTCTCATAAATTTAGAGAATAATACTAGTCTACAAGACAATGTATTAACATCCTCTAAGTCTATTGTTAAGGAGATTGGGAACTCATCAGAAGAAACCCCACAAGAATGGTTAATAGACGAGGCAGAAAAATGGTGCAAAGATAGAGCTATCTACATCGCTGTCATGGACTCTATTGAAGTACTTGATGAGAAGTCTAAAAGGTCTCGTGGAGATATTCCCGAACTACTTAAGGATGCGCTTTCCGTGTCTTTTGATACTAATATTGGTCACGACCAATTGGAAGATGCAGAAGACAGGTGGGAATTCTATCACACCGAAGAAGAGAAGATTCCATTCGACTTAGAATACTTCAACAAAGTTACTAAAGGTGGATTACCTAACAAGACTCTAAACATATGTCTTGCAGGAACAGGTGTTGGTAAATCATTATTCATGTGTCATATGGCGTCAAGTCATCTGATGATGAACAAGAATGTATTATACATTACACTAGAAATGTCAGAAGAAAAGATTGCAGAGAGAATCGATGCAAACACTCTAAACATACCAATCCAAGATTTAGGTGATATTACCAAGAATATGTTTGGTAAAAAAGTAGATAAACTTAAGGATAAAACAAAAGGTAAACTTATTGTCAAAGAATATCCTACTGCATCTGCTCATGTTGGACACTTCAGACATCTATTACAAGAGTTGGATATCAAAAAGGACTTCAGACCTGATATCATATTCATTGATTACCTAAACATATGTTCATCACATAGAGTTAAGCCAGGTAGTGGTGCAAACTCTTATACACTTGTAAAGAGTATTGCAGAAGAGTTAAGAGGACTTGCAGTAGAGTATAATGTTCCAATCATGAGTGCAACTCAGACTACAAGAAGTGGTTATGGGTCAACTGATGTAGAACTTACAGATACCTCAGAGTCATTTGGATTACCTGCAACTGCTGACTTTATGTTTGCATTGATTTCTTCAGAAGAATTAGAAGAATTAGACCAAATGGTAGTCAAACAGTTAAAGAATAGATACAATGACCCAACAATATTTAAGAGATTTGTTATTGGAGTCGATAGAAGTCGTATGAAACTTTATGATTGTGAACAAGAAGCACAAGAAGAGTTAATAGAGAACAATACAGGAATAGATGATTCAATTCCAGTTGCAGATAGAGGAAGAATGGGGAATAAATACGGAGACTTTAAAGTTTGACCTAAATAGAAGTATGAAGAAGAATTTAAAATCCCAAGAGGTTCTAGATTCGCTTTCGAGGAAAGTTGAATTAAAGATTGCGCTAAGAGATGCGAAAAAGTCTAATGATGACAAGAAAGTCGAACTAATATCAAAAAAAATTGGTAAAATAGAGTCTAAATTGTCCTCGACACCTTTACAAAAAATATAAATAAACTTATAATCTCAAACATTACCATAGGAAATTAAAATGGCAGTACAAGACGGAAACACATACACTCAGGCAGAATGCGATACATACCTTGCCGAGATAGAAACATATCAATTAACTCACGACTGGATGGCAGGTAAAACGGCCACATACGTTATGAGACAGTATGATTGGGATGGTAGTGCATTGGGTAATGAAGCTGCTATCGCAGATGCATACACTGGTGACGGTGCTCATGGATATTATCCTGAGTGGAGAACTGCAAATCCATCATTTACTGAAATTGGGTCAGACCAAAACAGTCATTCATGGGGTCAATGGGACTACTTCACTAACAGACGTTCAGATTGGGATACAGAGGTAGCAACTTTAGGTACTGACTTAGGTCAAATGAGAAACCATCACGCAGAAATGCTTGCAACAATTCCTGAATAGAAAAACACTAAGATATTTTAAAGGGTCATAAAGACCCTTTTTTCTAGCATTAAATTTGCAAACGACTAAATAGTGTGGTATACTTACAATATTAATTGCAACAGACTAAACTTATGGCTGGAAAGAACTTACATTTAGAACACCTCGAAGACGAAATCATTAACTATGGAATCGCAGGTGGTCGTGCATCAATCAATTTCTTAAGAGAGTTAAGAGATATGATGAAAGGTAATGCATCAGGTCGTGTCAACATGACTGTTAAGTGGGACGGTGCTCCTGCAATTTGGTGTGGCCCTCATCCTGAAACAGGAAAATTCTTTATCGCAAAGAAATCACTATTCAATAAAGGTGGTGGACTTTTCTATTCTAGTATAAAGGAAATCAACGACACTTCCGACTTAAACGGAACACTTAAACAAAAATTTACAGAAGCATTCAATGCTTTTTCAGGTATCGGAATGAAAGAAATCCTGCAGGGAGACTTGATGTTTACTTCGGGAGACAAAAGTAACACTAAGATGGATGGAGTAGATTACATTACATTCCAACCAAATACTATTGTATACGCAGTTCAGAAGGATTCTAAGTTAGGAAAAGAGATTGCAAGTGCAACACTAGGTGTAGTTTGGCACACAACTTACAAGGGTTCAACAATCGAAGGTTTGTCTGCATCATTCGGTGCAAAACTTCCACCTGCACCATCCAAGGTTTGGCAAGATGATGCAACATACAAAGATACAACTGGTTATGGTAACATGACTGCACAAGAAACACTTAAACTAACACAAGCACTTACTGCTACAGGTAAATCATTTCATGGTATCACTGCGAAAGACCTCAAAAAGTTCAATGACATACAGGGAGTTCTTAATTCAAAAGGAGCTGCAGGTGCATCGTACAAAACGTACACTAACACCCTTATCCGTAATAATAAATGGAATCCCAATGGAAAAGACTATCTTACACACGTTGAGAACTACTGGAGAGATAAGATAGTTGCAAAGGTTAAGATGCAAAAGACTAAAGACATCAAGATACAGGTTGGTAAAGATGTCATGAGAGACTTAAATATCATTAAGAAGATGGTAGATAACCTTGCTCAATTCCAAGGACATCTAATCACATCAAAATCATTGATTATTACTGCGTTAAATAGAATAAAGAGTATAGGAACCTTTGTTAAGACTGATAAAGGATTCAAGGTTGTAAACCCCGAAGGATATGTCGCAATCGACTCAGACGGGTCTGCAGTAAAACTTGTAGATAGAATGGAATTCAGTCATAATAACTTTACAGCTGCAAAGGCATGGGACAAATAATGAAAACATTCGGAGAGTTATTAGATGAGACAATTAGAGTACCTATAAGTATAGGTGATACAGTTCTCGGTGGTAAGTTCAAGAACAAAAAAATGATAGTAAAGTCTATCGAGAAAAATGAAAAGGGAGACATTACTATTAATGGTAAACCTTTCATGAAATTTAGGGTAATGAATCAAGATGAAATCGTTTAAAAAACTATTTGAAGCAAAGGGTGAAAAGGTTGTATTTACTTTTGGTAGATTCAATCCACCTACTGTTGGTCACGGAAAACTAATCGATGCACTTAAGAAAGCATCGGGTGGTGGATATGCACCCCTAGTGTATATGTCACATTCCCAAGACCCAAAGAAGAATCCCTTAGACTATAACACAAAATACAAATGGATGAAGAAATTCTTTGGTAAGAAAGTTGGTGTAGTAAATTCAAATTCAAGACAGGTATTTCAAATTGTAACAGAACTATATTCTAGAGGATGTAGAGACGTGAGAATGGTTGTGGGTTCAGATAGAGTTAGAGAATTTGATACACTTATAAGAAAATACAATGGGTCTAAAGGTAAACATGGATTCTATAATTTTGATAATATTGAAATCATATCTGCAGGGGAAAGAGACCCCGACTCAGATGATTTGGTTTCAGGAATGTCTGCAAGTAAAATGAGAAAGGCCGCAGAAGAAGGAGATTACGATTCTTTTAAACTGGGTGTTCCATCTAAAATGATGACCGACCAAGCGTTACTTTACAAAGAAGTAAGAAAAGGTATGAGTATCAAAGAAGAAACAATGCCAAACTATATGTTTGAGGATATGTTAACTGAAGGTGTTTATGACCAAGGTATATTCAAAGCAGTATTTCTAATGGGTGGGCCAGGAAGTGGTAAATCAACAGTGGTTGATGCACTATCTTTAAAGACACTAGGTCTTAAAATGATTAACAGTGACGTTCACTTTGAAAGACTTATGAAAGATGCAAATATGTCTATGAAAATGACCAAGACTGGTAGTGGGGAAGTCAACCCCGAAAGAGATGCACTCAGAAGTAAAGGAAAGAAGATTGCAGGGAAACAATTATCAATGCACGCTCCTGCTAGATTGGGATTAATCTTCGACACTACTAGTGCAAAAGCATCCAAGATTCAGAACTACAAAAAAGAATTGGATAAACTAGGTTACGAATACAAAATGATATTTGTTAAGACTAGTCTATCACTTGCACAACGACTCAACTCAATGAGAGCAAGAGTAATACCCCCTGAAATTCTTATTAAAGAACATGAAATGGTCGCTAAAAATGCAGAAGGATTTAAAAGATTATTCAAAAAAGATTTCATAGAAATCCTAAACGATGATACAGTTAAGTCACTAGAAGCAAAATCTAGTAGACTATACGGACAGATGCTAGGATGGACTTCAAAGTTCCCTACGAATAAAGTTGCACTCGACTGGAAACAGCGAGAGTTAACCTTAAAAAAGAGATAAATAACAATATGGATATATTAAACCAAATACTTAACGCACAAAAAGAAGTCAGAAAAGAAAAGGTTCAGAACTTCCAATCAATGTTTGAAGAAGACGATAACCCTTGTTGGAAAGGTTTTAAGCAATTGGGGATGAAAAAGAAGAACGGTAAAGAAGTACCTAATTGTGTCCCTATGAGTAAAGAAGAACTTAAGTTGGCAGGTATCCGAAAAGAAGAGGTAGATTACTCTCACTTTAATGAACAGAATGTTGCAATCAAAACTGCAAATACAAAAGCAAAACAAATCGATGATTTGGAATCTCTTAAAATTAAACACGAAAAGGAAATCGAAAATCTAAAGAAAAGACACGATAGAGATAACGATAGACTTGCAGGTGAAAAAGAGAGAGAATCAGAAAACGATGCAATCTCTAAGAAGAGAGATGCAACTAGAAGTGAATCTATTGATGAGAAGTTCAAACCTTATGCAGATAAAGTATACTCTAGATGTGTAGATTTCTACATTCAATTCAGAGGTGGTAAAGGAGACAGAGTCACTTCAGAAGAGAATAAGAAGGACTTTGAAACTGCAAAGAAGATGATTGATGCATATTGTAGAACAAATAAAATCAAACAGAAACCAGTTTACTCAACACCTCAAGAAGGTTCAAGTGCATACAAAGTCGGTCTTATGATTGACAACTCTTATAGTAAAACAGATGACTATGAAAGAGGTGTAGACTTACAACCTCTATATGTGTCATTAAGTAAACTAAAGACTGCAGAAGACCACGGTGGTGGTTGGGATAAAGCAACTCCTTCAGATTCCCGAAGATTGAAAGGGGCAGTAATTGGTGAAGAAAAGAATTGTGGTTGTGGTAAAACTCCTTGTGAGACATACGGTGAAGAAGTCCAAGAAAGAAATTCAGATGTAATGAAAAAGAGAAATCAGTCTCAACAAAAGGCCCATCAAAAAGCAATGATGAAGTCTGCAAAAAAGTCTATCAAGGACTATGATGCAAAGAATAAGAATAAGAATGAAGATACCGAAGTCGAAGAAGGTAAAATCAAATACCGTGGTAATCTAAAAGACCTATTGAACTCTAAACTCAAGGAAGAAGAAAAAGTAGAATGTCCTGAGTGTAACGGTCAAGAAGGTGGATGTGACCATTGTGGTGGTACAGGTTATCATGTAACAGAAGGTAAATTAGTTTCAGCTATTCAGGACGTTATTGATAATGTTATGAATAAAATCAATCAACAAGTCGGAAAAGAGATTGCTAAGAACCAAGAGAAAGGTCTTGGTATGTTGAATACACTAGGTTCATTTGTTGGTTACAAGGTCACTGATAAGAAACAAGAGAAAGGAAAGTTATTCCTTAAGTTTGGTGAAGAAGTAGAATTTCAAGAAGCAAAAGATTACGAATTCTCATTATCTATGAGGGGTTTTATGCAAACTACTAGAGTACAACTTTTCGGTTGGGCAAAGAAATCAGGTCTAAATCCTAAAAAAGTTGGAAGTGGTTCTAGTGAAAAGTTGGAAATAAAAGGTACTCCTCAACAGATGAAAAAATTGATAGATTATATACCTGTTAAAGATGTTAACGAAGAATTACAAGAAAGGGACTATAAATCAG